TTACCACGCGGTCCGATACTGCTGCCTCCCGCCTGACACGTTGGAGGAGTCATCCGGCCTATGCTGCTGGGTCCCCGTGCGGAGGCACGACCGATGGAAAAGCGATTGGTCAACTTCCCGGAAGCGCCTCACAAAGCCTGAAGAGTCCTTTCCAGCCTTCTCAAGCTGTTCGGCTCGATCTTCCAGAAAGCAGTCCATGCCCTCAATAAGGCGGCGGTTTGGGGTCAGTCCCATCCATCTGTCTATCGCCACCATCCGTCCTGTCTGAGGTGGATGTTGTCTGCCGCCGGGCTTCCAGTGCCTCGGATAGGGGCTGCTCCTCACTCATCCAGTCCGGCTTCCAATCACCGTGGAGAGGCAGGAAGACTTTCGCGGTTTAGATGCTCATCCACTTCAGCCCGAAGGGCTGCAAGGGCCTTGTCGCGCCATCTCAGGGCTTCTTACTTCTCCCGCATCCCGAGTAATCGGATAAGTTCCTGTTTGATACCGGATTTGGTTCCGTAGGCTTGCCCTACATCGGCCCAGCGATCCCGAGAAATGGAAAGCCTTGCCGACCACGTCAAACCGCCTGTGCACTTCAGGCCATGCATATCCTCATCCTTCTTCACCATGGAAGGATTACCGACGAGGTACTACCGAGCGAGCAGTAGGCTACTACCGACAAGTGGTCGCAAGTGACTGATTTCATTGAGTTTCTCGATGCATGGCGGAGAGAGTGTCGGTCGATCTGACCATCTATCTTACTGATATCAAGCAGATAATTCGGAGGGTAATTGAAAAAGCGCCCCCATCGGTGCCCCCAAAATAAATTGCTTTGGTTCGATTCCGCGACTTCCCATCGAATTCACTGGGAGATGCTCACTTCTCCCCGATATCCCGCGCCGCGCCCAGCATAGCCAGCGTGATACCCGAAAGCAGCGGAACGAGGATGATGGCGGCGGCGATCAGTTCTTTGAGCATGCCCGCACCTGATCGCGCAGGCCGATGTAATCCCCGATCCAGCGGATCGTCTGTGGCTGGGGGTTCGACGTGATTTCGCCTGCAAGCGCCCGCTGATCGGCGGCCGAGTATGTCACCAGTGTGGGGCACGGGACATAACGCACGCTGGTGCAGCCGGTGAGGGCTGCACATAGTAGGAGAGCCTTAAACAGCCGCATGCAGCCGCTCACGGAGAGCATACCCCTCAAGCTGCCAAATCTTCTCACGAGCATTGTCGCGCGCGATTTTGCGTCCGATTTCCGCGTTGAAGTTCTCGGGAGATGCGCAAGCGCTTTCACCCGTCACCGTAAAACCATTGACGAGATGGAGAACGCATACTGTCAGCGTAGTGCCGGGGAAAACGTGGTATTGCTCACTGACAATCTTGCCGTCGATCAGGTCTGGGGTCAGACGCGGGGCATTGAGGCCCTTGGCCTGGATTTCATTCTCAAGCGTCTGTTCATTGGACATCATGCGTCCCCTTTTTTCAGTCGCGCCAGCACATCATCTTCAGTTGCTGGCTTGTCTGTTTCAGCCTGGGCCATCGCCTCAGCCTTCTGCGTCACCACATTGGCGCTTGCTGTTCCGGCCTCTGCCGTGGTCACGCTCGCGTTGCTCTTCCCGGCCCGGTAAGCGAACCAGACGAGAAGCCCGAGGGCGATGACGACCAGCGCCACCACCCCCAGAGCGACGTCAGTGGTCACGCGCTGGCGATTGCAGGCGTGGATGTAGTCAGTGGCGTCTTGGCGGCCGTGATGGCCTTGGTGATGCCATTGAGCGCATCCGTGCTGCCCGCAACAACGCCATCGATATTGAAGGACGTGCTGCGCTCCAGAATGGACAGGCCAAGAGCCAGAATAGACGTTCCGTCGGACACGTTCGCCTTGACGGTATCGGAAACAGCTTCGCCCGAAATTGCGGTAAACAGGTTCTCGGAAGCGGTAGCGAGGTCAGAAATTGCCATGGTCTTTTCTCCGGTGGCAGGTTGGGTGTCCCGTAGTCACGTCGGGGTCTGGTGATCCTCGGTCTTTTCTGTGACTGCGGCGGCGGTCACGCCCACGGCGGCCCCGAGCGATGCGGCGGCGGCATGATGGGCGAGCGCATGAACCAGCGGCACGGCAAGGGCATCTGCTTTCGCCTGCGCACTGGTATTATCTGGGATCAGGAGCGGCATGGCGCCTGTCAGGATGGTGCAGCCTAACGCTTCCGAGAGTTCGCCCAGGCCAACGCCTGCAAGCGCACCAGCCGAGAGAGCCAATCCCACAAGCGTCGTCGGCTGCTGTATCCATCCACAAAGTTTGCTCCAGTTCACTTGCCATCTCCTGTCAGGCCAAGGCGATAGAAGGCATGATGGCCAATGACTTTCACGGGCTTGCGTCCGGCCGCCCATCGCGGGAGCGGGATTCCAAGGGCGAAATAACTGTCCGCGCCGTTCGTTACGTCCGGCAGGTTCGCCTCGATCATTCGCCCCGAAAGCGTCATGGCTGACCGAAAGAGAGGGTCTTCATCCGTCACGGAAAGCGCTTTGGCTCGGTTTGGGTCGTTCGCGTTCCAGCATGAGAATTGGACCGGGCGGCACACGCTTTCGATGTCACGCCCCCACCAGCCCGGCTTGGCCACGCGATGCGCGATGACGTTCAGAATGGCATGCATCCCGACCACGCCTTCGCCGCGGGCTTCGCCCCATGCTGTACGGGCTGCGAGTTCCTGCGGAGTCACTTCAGTCCCCAGTGCTGGAGTAGGCCAAGCAGTAGCAGGAGAATTGTCGGGCCCAGGGAGTTCGCGGCCCAGACTGTCTTCTTAATGGCGCTGTCGCGGGCGGAGCGGTCTTTCTTCTGCTCCGCCATTTCTGTCATGATCTCTTTGAGCATGCCGGAGTTGCGAGCCAGTTCGGAGCCATACTGCTCCATCTGGGTCTCTGCGCGGGTCTGTCCGACGGCGAGCTGGTCGATCCGGTCAAGAGCACGGTCAAACTCAGGGCGCGTGACGGGGTGCTGGAGTGCCTCGCTCATTACTGGCATGCCGTTGCGCTACGGTAGAGTTTGCCAGCGCTATCGAGGCAGGCATAAGCATTTCCAGAGCCTGCAAGAGCGGAAGACCCCATTCCACCGTTGGTAGTCAGAGCGCCAGAAGCATCGACGTTCATAATCGGTGTTCCGTGGCTGTTGGCCCAGTCCGATGGGGTGGTGTTGAACCACGCAAACCCGCCTGATCCACCGCCATGGGAGTTGATGAAGTCGGTCTCCCCGGTCGTTCCGTTTAAGGCGTTCCACCCTAGTGTCCACCCTTGGCTAAAGCCCCCGAGTGAGCTGTTGGGGCCGCCGCCGCCTCCCTGAAGACCGTTCGTAAACTGTGACTGCGCAGAAATGGTGAGGGGACCCGGCCAATCGAACGCGGGATTGTTTTCGTCCGTATCGAACGAAAGATTTCCGTCCCAATGGGTCTGTAGGTAGTGTCCGGAGCCCTTCAAAGTAATCCCGAGGCTACCCAGCTCCACCGCATCAGAGGAATCCTTCATGGTTCCACTGAACTGCGGATTATTCGATGGGAGGTAGCCCGACAGATCTACGTTGACAGATACAGTGCCGTCAGTGGTCACGGCCAGCCCAGTTCCGACCTTTACGCCCCCAAGGGTCGATGTTGTCGCGGGCGGGAGCGTGTAGGAGCCGCCACCGCCGCCATCAATCAAATTGGAAGGTATTTTTCCATCTGCATTGAGAAGCGCTGGACCGCCAGGCTTGTTGCCACCCACAACGGTAACTGGGGCTCCCCAGCTGGTAATGGTGACAGGAGTTTGCGCAAGAGCGCCGACCGGCACGAAAATTGCGGCCGCTCCGAAAAGAAGCGCTGCATGCCAATGGCTTTTTTGTACCACGGACTTTTCCAGATTTGGAGAAAGCAGCGCTAGTTCGCACTCAGTGCGTCAAGAGGCCGTCATTGTTCGAAAATGATAGAACAATGACGGCTTCAGTACAATGGAAAATCAAGCTGTGGCGGGAGCGGGAGGGGCGTATTCCACGATTGCCCCGTTTTGAACGGCTTTGGCTGTGCGGGGTGCTTCGTCGCGCTGTTTCGAGTAATCGGCAGCGGATACAGCAAGCATTGCAGACGCAACAGGGAGCCATGTCGGCTTGACCGAAAAGGCAGCTACATCGATCCATTGGGTGATCATGGCTGGCTGGGCGCCGGCGATATCATAGACCGCGTAGAACTGGGCGGGGTAATCGGCGCTCCACCAGGTGGATTTGGTCAGGGTATCGCTCATCAGCGCGGTCCAATCGCAATGACAGAAATGAGGGGTGCAGTGTTCCCGCCATTGGCCATGAACGTGAAACCACCCTGATCCCAGTCCTTGGCCTTGCACCACAGGACCGTGTTGCCGCTTTCGGCATCCATGACGATGACAGCCGTAGGTGTTCCGCTGAAGCTGTCAGGGAAAGTCACGCGCGTGTTCGAATAGACATTCGAGGCCGTGAACTCCTGAATACGCTTGGAAGCGTCAAGCGGAAGCTGACTTACAGTCGCATAATCGCCAGCAGCCTGATAATTGCCTGCGGGCTGGTAGTTCCCGGCGGCCTGATAATTCCCCTTCGGCTGGAAGGTGCTGTTCGCCCATTCCCGATCGGCCAGATAAGTGCCCCCGAAAGTTCCGTCTGCCTTGTAGTGATAGAGGACGGCCGCGTTCGTGCCGCCGTTCCAGGCCACTTCCTTGACCTGCAGATCACCTGCGCCGGTGACCGCGCTGGTGATCTGTGGAAAGTTGTCTTTGCACCACTGCTGGAAAGCAACGGTACCGACATCTGTTTCGTCAACGCCAACACCCAATCCGCTACCGTCTTCGCGCCAGCCGATGAAGATATTGTTGGTTCCGAGATTACCGAAGCCAAAGCCTTGTTTGATGAAATTGTTATAGATCTGTACGGCCGGCGTAGCCTGGTAGCTCTGCCAGTCAGCAACCGAAGGTGTGGTTGGTGTGCCCGTGAAGGATGGACTGAAAAGCAGCGCTTGAAGCTGCGACAGGTTCACTGCGTCAGTGGGGGCCGTGCCGTTGCCAAGATTGGTAAGCCGGTTCGTGTTGGCGTTCTGGTTGGCGGTCCACGGCGCCCGGCCGTCCCGGAACAGAAAATTGCTCAGGGCCGCCGCGATATCCTCAAGGGGTGTGTTGTGCTGTGGCGTCGTGATCGTTGTGCCTGCCGTGGCTTTGTAGATCGTGGGCAGCGTGTAGTTGCCGTTTCCGTCGATAGGCATCAGCGGGTTCCATTCTGGTTGGCCTGCGTCATCGCAGCCGCCGCAATAGCGTGAGCGATAATGTCGCGGGGAGTGGGCAAATATGCACGCCCAGATTGGCGTTTGATGTCGGCTTGCTGCTGGGGTGTTAAGGCAGTGTCAGCAGACCCGCCCTCAGCTGCCCGCAGAGCGTCTTCCACCGAAGATCTCTGATTTTCTGCGGGTGGCAGGATAGACCGTGGGTTTCGCCCTATAAGAGCGTCAGCAAGCGCGCGGTTGATCGCATTGTTCCGCATATCGATCGCTGGAGCTAAAATGGCGTTCCCGACTTCCGCGACAATCTGTCCCGGACGCATAGACAGATTACGCAAGTTAAAGGGCTCACGATGCGCAATAAGCTGCCGTCCGGCCAACCGTTCAGCTGTTCCCGAACCTTCAGTGACCTTATTGGTTGTGGCCGCGAGTTCTCGCTCATTGCTCAGACCGCTAAGGAGACGAGCCAGCTCCATCTGCCCACGCGCGGGATTAGGGGGAGTAAACTGAAGGCCAGAAATTTCCGCTTCCGGCTCAGGGGCTTCATCAGTCTGTTCCTGTGCAGTTTCTCGCTCTGCAATCGCTTGTCTGATGCGCTCAGCAATTATACCGCGCCCTTCTTCACTGTCAGGATGTACGACTTCACCCTGCTCATTCAGAAGTAAGCTTCCAGGATCATGGACATCATCTTCTGTGATTTCGGGCGAACTCTCCTCAGGCGGCGGATTAGGATCGGCGTAATCCAATCGGCCTCGCATCTCTTTCAGGATAGAACCTGTTGCATCCTGCTGGCTGGATGCCGGCTTAGCAAAGGCCAGGAGGTTGGCAATTTTCTCCTGTGTTGAAAATTCGGGATTTTCGTTGCCAATGCCGAAAAAGTTATAGGCTTTGGCGCGGTTATTGCGCGCTTGGCCCATTACAGTGCTGATCCGCTGGCGCGCGCCAAGAAGGTATGCCTGCCGCTCAGACGCATTATCGAACCCGCTCAAGGTTCGCTGCTCATCTTCGGGCGTTGTCTTGCTTGTGAAAGAGTTCAACCCCTTGTCATAGGCGTCTTGGACGGCGCTGTTTCCTGCGTAAATGGACCGCGCCTTTTGATATTCTGGCGACATGTCATCCATAACGCCAAGCAACCGTTGACGCACTCCAGCAATGCTCCGAGATGCCTCATTATCCCGGAACCCTGCACCCGCTTTAATGTCTCCGATATTGTCCTGCATGGCACGCTGAACATAATGAAGATCGCGCAGGCTCATTTGGCCAAGATCAAGGGACCGGTTTCCCTCAGTGTCTGTCCCGTAAAATGTCCGTCCCTCATTCCCGGCCAAAACATGCGCGCGAGATAATGCGGTCTGGAATGCGGGCGTTTTGATCAAAGTCTGGAGCTCATCACTATCAGTGACCGGTGTTTCCATAGCAGTCTCGTAGAGAGGTCCTGCCGCCTGTCGCCGTTCGTTCTGGAAGTCCTGAAGAACGCCATTCCCATCCATGCGCGGCCCAAATGTGGACGTCAGCAAGTCGGCAATCCGCTGGCCAGATTTCGCATCACGGCTATTGATCGTTCTCGTGATTACACTCCGTGCCTGTCCAGGCTCAGTTACAAGAGCGGCTGCCATCTGACGAAGCGCCGGAGATACATCCATCAAGGAGGCATTTTGGCCGCCTTTAGCCAATCTGTCGGTAAGGATCTGAGGCGTCAGGCCTTCTGCTCCTGCCACTTCTGCAAGCCTCTGACGCGCGATATCATGGGGAGCAAATGTGCTTTGAATGGCCCCGGCACCCTCAGTAGCGGCCTCTCCAGCCGCTGATCCGAGACCACCAAGAGCGGCACCTTCGGCAATGTCACCGCCAGTGGCAGCCGCTCCGGCTGCACCCACACCCGCCCCGACGCCCGTTGCTGCTGCCCCGCGCAGTAAAAGACCTCCTATTCCCTTGCCGCCAATGTTTCTGGCAAGGGAGCCACCAGCACCTAGCGCTCCCCCGAATTCGGCTCCCTGAATAGGGCTCTGTCCACGCGCCGCGGCATCCAAGCCCCCGAGGACTGCATTTTCTGTCGTTGCTAAGCCCGCGCGAGAAAGAACGCCCGGCAATCCTTCCATAGCAGCCGTTCCAAAACGACCTGCTGTCGTTATGCCGAGGCGTGCGGCACCGCCCCCGGCAGCCAGGCCACCTAGGATCTGAGCGCCCGCGTTGATTACCGGATGATCAGTAGAGAATTGCTTATCCATGCCGCTCTGAACAGCCAGAGCCTGCCGGTACCGATCTCCTATTGAGCCCTGTAGTTGCTGATCCTTAGAGAACAGCGGGTTGAACAAATATGAAGCTGCAGCATCAACGCCTGCATCGGCTTTGTTCAGGAGGCCGCCAAGAACCGGAATGCCCGTTGCGCCAGAGCGAATTGCATCATCCGCAAAGGACAATGCGTTGCCGACGCGAGACAAGATTGAAGGCTCGCTGTCAGCCTTTGACGCCTGGGAGGCAACATTTCGCGACGACAGGCTCTGAGCAATCTCATTGACAGTGTTGTTCTGTTGTTCCGGAGATAAGCTGAGAAAACTATCGTCAACTTGAACCTTACGGCCGTTCACCGTCAGTGTTGGCATCAGTCAATGCTCCACTTCACGCCCGTTGTTGTAGTGCGGCCCGAGCCCGCTCCCCCAGATCCCTGGTACAGCCGCTTTACTGTCGTGGTGTAATCGCTGATCTGGCGCCGCAGAACGTCTGGGGGTGCGTCAGGGTTGATCGCGCCCGCCTTGGTTTCAGCAAGACGCATATCGGCATCAGACATAGCTCCCATCGAAACACCCTGTGCCTTGAGGGCAGAAAGCGCGGCATAAGAGCCATTAGACTTGATTGTATTCACATAATCGCGAAGCTGGGCCGCGTTGGATCCCGGAAGAAGCTCAGCAGCATAGTGCCCCAATGTTCCTGTCGTGCCGCTTGGATGCGCCTTAAGCAGGTCAAGTGCATTGTTCGCAGCCGCATCGATGGAATCAATTGCACTGGCAGCGTTTTCCTGCGTGGCTTTCTGGGTCTGAGCAGCAGTTTCCGGGCTTTTACCCAAGGATTTTACGCTGCCATCTGCACCAATCTGCCAAGTCTGACTGGGGTCAAGGTTGCGCACCTGCGCCTGATCCCCGGTGATAGTCTGAAAGGCACGTGGCTGCTGCTGAGGATGCATGAGGGTCTGCGCACGGGCCTGCGCTTCAGCAATCTGAGCCTGCCGCAGTGGATCACTTTCCTGCTGCTGCGTCAGATACTGCTGACGCGCCCGCCAGTTATTCTGGTCTTGTGCGTTGGAGTAATTCTGGCGCTGGAGCCATTGAGCTTGTGCCGTCTGCTGTTCGGCGGCCTGTTGCTGCTGAGACAGTAGGTTCATGGCGATACCCCGCGTCTGCTGGTTGGCCCGAGGATCAGCCAAAACCTGCATGAGTTGCGCCTGCGACGGGCCGGATTGCTGAGGCATGGCTGGCGTTGCCTGCACGCCTTGCACGCCGCTTTGCGGCTGAACCGCGGCGGGGGCGAGCTGCGCGGTTGGCGGAGCGGGCGCACCGATCTTGCCCGCCGTCCAGTTGCGGAAATCGCCAACGGTCATACCCTGAAGGAACGGGTTCGCCTTGATCGCGGCCGAACCGGTCAGGGCAGAAACCGGAGTGCTATCCGAAGCCGTCAAAACCTTGGCTGCCGTAGGAGCGCCAAGGAACCATGCGCCGTAGGCATTCGCATCTGTCGGCTGCACACCTTGAGCAGACAGGGCCGTACGGTTGTCCTGATCCAGCAGGAGGGCCGCAATTTTCTGCTGCTGTGGTGTCAGGTTTCCAGTTGCTGGAAGGTTGGCTTCGGGATGGTTCCGGGCAATGCCCGCCTGCGTCGGAGCCGTGATCTGATAAAGGCCACGCGCTGAACTCGCCGGATTGGCGGCATTCGGATCGCCGCCACTTTCTGCATTGGCCAGCCGATCCGTGAAGCTATCAACCGCCATATTCTGGCCGATCGCATGGGCTACTGGAGAAGCGGATGACGTTCCGTAATCGGGCGGCGTCGCACTGCTGGGTGCCTGAGCAATCGTAGGAGCCGCGGCAGCCTGAGCGGCCTGAGTATTTTTATTCCCGAACAGCCCCTGGACGATTTTGGCGTTGTAGTCGTCGATTCCAGCCTGCGCCTTGTCAGCACGGCCATTTTCGAAGCCGCCAAGGAAACTGTTGACCATATTGGCTACACCCTGAGACCAGTAATTCGCAGGCTGCTGGCTCTGGCCGATGAGCGCCTGAGCCAAGGCGCGTTTCTGGGCTACGTCATCAGGCGTAACCAGTTGGCCGCCATCGCCCCAGACAGAAAGATCGCTCATTACTTCCTCCCCAGATAAGAACCGCCGACACCCATCAGCCCAGTTCCGAGGCTGAAAAGACCAGAGTTCGTCTGATTGGCAGCGCTCAACTGGTCCTGATAATTCTGTTCGACCAGTCCGCTATAATCCACGCCCGCCACATTGGTCTGCGGTGTGCTGCTTGCCCCCGTCGTGGCGTTCGAGACCTGAGACCCGGACAGTAGGGCGCCCAACTCATTCAAAGGCTGGTCGCGCTGCGTATAATAGTTCTGGAGCCACTGACTGTTTGCACTGTTGCCGAACTCAGCATTCTGAAGATCAGCGCTGTTCGTAAAGCTCTGTCCGGCCAGTGCGGCGCTGTTTTGCGACTGCATCTGGTTCGTAAGCGCGCTGTCCGTGAACTGGGCCTGCTGCCCAGCCTGCGTGTTGAGCTGGTTCTCCACATCCTGCGCAGACATGGTGGCCTGATTGGCAGCGCGGGTATAGCTGTCGTCAATTCCCTGCTGAGCCGCCGTGTAAGCTGCTGTGCCCGGGCGGATGCCGGAAGCAATCAGGGAACTTTTCGTCTGGTCAGCCTGCCGATCTAGGGTAGGCGTGAGCTGGTTTAGAACCGCGTTCTTAGCCTCGTCATACTGCTGCCCGACATCACCGCCATAGCTGGTCTGATAGCCGCTGCCGAGCGATGATGTGTAGTTGCTTCCGGGGCTGGTCGAATAATCGCTGCCAAGGCTGGTTTGCAGAGCAGGGGCTCCCGACGTATCCACGGGCTGCGACAGGCTGGACAGACCAGAAGATGATAAGGAATCCGCAGTGTTCGCGATATTCCCTGCCGCACTCTCCGTTGAATTGAGGGTGGCCTGCTGCTGCGGGTTGAGCGTGGTGGTCTGGGTGTATTGCGGGACCGTGTAGGTTTTCCCGTCAGCACCGGTAAACGTGCTGTTCCCAGTCTGATCGTAGGTCAGCGTGCCGTAAGGCGTGACCTGATTGGTCATGTTCAGAAGCTGCTGCGTCTCTGCAGTGTTCTGATTATATTCCGCCTGAGCCGCCGCTGTCTGCGTTGCGCTCGGGGCCGATGGTGTGTGGACCATGCTTGTACCGGTATTCGTCACGCAGGACGCCAAGCAGGATACCATTGCGACCGGGGCCGAAGTGATTGCGGATTACGCCTTCTCTCTGACCGCCTATGCGTTCAACGATATCAATGACGTTCTGCTTTTCGGTGATGGCTGTAAACCGATCGACGCCAAGTTGCTCGAAGAGATACCGCCCCATTTCACGGAGAAACCTTCTGGTCCATCCGTGACCAGCAATCGTAACATGGATGTCATTGCGCGTGAAAGTATTAAACAGCGCGCCAGCCACGATTTCTCCATCCTGTTCCAGGCCCATCATCGTGAAGGGAGGGTGGAACAGTGTATTCAACCGTTCAGCAAGAAAGATGCTGATACGGCCATCATGAGAGCTTGGCGGTATCAGTAACATTGCGTCGTGATGTTCCCATATCCCCAGTCATGAGTAGTGCAATGCACCGGACGCGGTCGATTAGCGCGGGCCAGTTCTGACCTCTGTTGAGATTTAGCCAGCTCTTCCTGCAATGCGAATTTGGCTTGTAGATCGGCATCAGATTTCGAAATTGTTCCGGCATCAGCGCGCTCATAAATCGCGATAGATGAATTGAGAGCAGCCAACAAAAAGCTCGGATCTCGGTGCAATGCGTTTGTCTCGTCAAGCATCGCTGAACCTACGCATCGCATATGATTTGCATATTGTCCTTGAACCATAGGATGCTGAACATTGCATGCTGAAATAGCGGCACTCTTATGCGCTTCAATGGCAGGCTTATCGATAGTAGAACAAGCCGCCAAGGAAATAGCAGCAGAAAACAATGCAATATAGCTTTTCATTTCTCATAAACTCCAGATGTCGTGAGATATTACGACAGAAGCCCACCAGAAAGAAAAGTCACTTCACATCGCAGCAGCTCATTATCAAAAGGGACGAGGCTGCCGGACGTGATTTGCAGGCAGGGCGCGAAGGCGTAACCGGACCCTGCAACAGGGGTCCAGAGTTTCTGAGATTGCAGCCCCTGTCCTGCGGACCAGATGGCGCTATCCCAGACGCCGGTGTTCCACAGATTGCTGTTGTCCGCGGCATTGGCAGCCGGTGCGGCCGGGATATTCAGGACATAGTCGTATTGCATCGAAATGCGCCACGAGATCGGGTATGAGCCCCGGATCATCATGCGGGCATCTTTCGGCATCTTGAGAGCTTCGGCACCGCCGCCATCAGTGAATAGCGGAATATAAGTGGCTGTGAATGGAGCTCCGAGGTCATACCCAGTCTGAAGCGCGGCAACGATCAGACCATTTGATGCGCCGTAGTAGAGCTGGCCGCCAAATACCGCCAGACAGGTACCATTCCATCCGGTGAAGCGCGCCCATGCGCCGGTTCGCGTGTTAGAGACCAGGAATGCATCTTCTTCGCCATCCAGATGGGGAAGGGCGATGGCAAGCATGGCCTGCTCAGGCCAGATCGTCATGGACCAGTTCCGGCTTGAGCGCGTGAGAGCGTAATTGTGCCAATCCACGTCGATGGCATAGGACACGGCGGCCGGGGCGAGATTGGAGATTGAGCGGTTGATGGCCTGCGAGAGCGGGATCAAACCCGTATCCGTGGCAATCAGAAGGTCTCCGCCATTTCGGCAAGCTGCGTTCGGCCCACGAGGCCTGTCGATCCGGTACAGACCGACCTTTCCCCATGTCGCAGACAGGTTCGGATCAGTGCCCTGATAGACTGCGACCTCTCCCTCGTCGGTGATGAACACGCACTGCTCTGACAGGCCGCCCGTTCCCGCGTTGTCGAGAGACCAGCTTGAGCCAAGCATGAGCGTTCCGCCTGCCGGGAACACGCCACCAAGCGGGAACTCGGTTGCTGTTCCTCCCACGCTGTCGATATCGAGATACCAAAACGACAGGCTGTTTCTCTGAATGAAAAACAATCTGGCCATGTATGAGAACACGAACGAGAACTCTGTGGTGTCGATCTCGAAGCCATCCGGGCCTTTGATAGCAACCCAATAGACGGAGCTGTCAGCGGACAGGGCAGCTGAAACGCCTGCAGGTGTCGTGATCGTCTCTCCAGACGTAAACGTCTTGCCGTTCATGGCGCTGGCATAGATGTTCGACCCGCTCACCATCTGCACTGCGGCCGTAGCGCCGGAAGTGCCGCCTGTAACAACGTCTCCGGGCTGGATACCCGTTCCTGCCGATGTGATTGTGAGCTCAAGAACATCCTGCTGATCGATCTGCCACCAGGTGGTACCATCATACAGTCGCAGCACATCAGAGCCATTCACCGCGACCAGAAATGTCCCGCCAGTTGTAGAGAACTGCGTGAACGACCAGGCGCCACTTGTCAGAGCGCCAACGACCTGCACCGGACTGGATGCGCTCGTGATGTCATAGATGGCCGTCTGAGTTGCCGCAAAGAGCTGCTCTTTCGTGTCGTTGCGGTACGTCATGAGCGCTTGGATATCGCCCATCCCCGGAAGAGTGACGTATTCGGCGCACCCCTGCCGGATCGAAACCGACTGCGCCCGAGGCCAGAAATTGTCCAGCACGGTGGCGGCAGGCTGGCCAGTCATATCCTGCGCGATATTGACGTTGCTCACCCAGCCCTTTGTCGGGGCTGGAAAGGAAACAACGGCTGCCTTGCGGCGGCGCTGCGAGGCCTGCGCGGGCGTTCTCACCGGCCGAGCGCCCAGATGCCAAGGCGGGACGGATCACTGCGGCCCAGGCGGATCACGTTCGATCCTTTATCCTTGGCCGTAAGCTGCGACAGGCGGACCTCGTAATTCTGCATATCTTCCTGGTAATCCAGCCCCTCAGCCGCCTTCCAGCGCCAGATCGCCGCCAGTGTCAGGAGACTTTCATCCAGCATGAATGTATCGGCATCAGCCTGGAACTCAGTCTGTGTGCCGCCTGCGCCTGTGACGAATTGCTTGGTGATGTAGAAAAACTTGGGCTGCGCATCTGCCGAAGGTGCAGGCATGATGTGCATCTGGTTGCCATAAATCGTCCAATATCCCGGGACGCTGGCAGGCATGAACTGCTGGAGCTCAATCCAGCGATCAAGATCCGGAACCGGATCATAGGCCTTGAACCAGAGAATGGAATGCACATCGGCCTTGACCGGCATCCGGCCATAATCGGCAGGCAATGCGAAATCCTGCGTTGTGCCATCGGCCGGAAGCTGTGCCAGGTTAGTCAGGGCGCGCCAGTCGTGTGACTGTACGATATCGGCAGCAGCTTCGTTGAAGATCTCACGCATCTTCAGCTGGAAGGCATCGCTGCCGGTAAAGAGTGACGACTGGTCCTGCGCCAGCATCCGGCGCGATGCAGCCTGAAAGCATTGCAGGACCGTCATGTCAGGCCTCGGCCAGCATCGAGAGTAGGGTTTCTCGACTTGGGTTCCCACGAGGCGTTGCGCCTGTCTTGAGCTTGATGGCTTCCTTAAGATCCAGATCGGTCATGGATGCCAAGTCATGCTCGATCGCTGCCTCGTCAGCGACGGCCTCGATAACAGCTGCATCTTCAACACGCGATGCTCCGAACCGCTCCTGAAGAGCCGCAAGCTGTCGCTGTAGTTCTTCAATCTGCTGTTGCGCAGCCCCGCCAGACGAACGATCGGCCATGAAGCGCTGAGCCATTGCCTTGAGATCGTTGGCATGAACGCCAAGCGCCTTTAGGTTCGGCCCCTCGAGCCCATACAGAGCTTCGACGCTGTAGATCTTGAGCGCACGGCAAAGCGAAAGCTGGGCAGCGGAGACGCCATAGACGGTCAGTTCTTCCAGAGCCGTGCCGGACGTTTCCTGAGCGGATCCGGCAAGGAATTGCCGGTACTGGTCGGCAAAGCGCTCAGCGTAGGTCACTGAGCGATGGCCATCCTTGAAGGCGATGGCATCAACCGGGACCACGGAGACGAACTTGTTGTCTCCTGCAAGGCGGATTTCGCAGACCTCGATCGTGCGCATGACCAGCTTTCCCTCACGCTCGGAGGCCGGAATGTCCTCAACGCTCAGGTGCTTGAAATATGGCGTGGCCTGGAACTTTTCGGACGTGAGGTCATCATACGCCCGGTCAATCTGCGAAAACTGCATTGTAATCCCCGAAGTAGAACAGGGAGGGTTTCCCCTCCCTGCGATCAGATGGCGGAAGCCTTGGCCCAGAAGCTGGAACCAGCTGGGGCTTCGGCGGGCACAGTGAAAGTGCCACTGTCGGACGCTGTGGCGTTGCCGCTATCATCGATGGCGATCTTGGCGCCGGATGCGAGTTCAGCCGCATTCGTGGCCCAGACGCGCTTGTAGCCAGAGCCGTCAAAGGAAACGTCGCCGTACTGAGGGGAGACGTTGCTGTTCACGTCCAGCCACATGCCACCCGGGGGGATGACAGTGTCCAGATCAGTGCCGAGAGAAGGGTTGGTGCGAAGTGCCATGACTGTCAGTCCTTATCACTGCCCGGCCGGAGCAGTGTTCAGGCGCCACGAATAGCGCGGGTTTTCGAGGACCATTTCGCCGTTCCACACCAGATACTGGCAGACAGCGTCCTGGTTGATCGGACGGGTACCATCACCATCAAAAAGCGGCACCATATTGCGGCTCGGGTGGTAATAAACCCGCAGCGCATCAGGATCGACGCCATAGATGGTGTTCTCGGGCATCACCGTGCCAACGCCGTTGGCGCACATGACGTCCACCACACCCGCAGGCGTACGGATCTGCAGGGCATCGAAGCCGAGAATGGCCGTCCGCTCGTCCACGATGCGCTGGATGGCGACACAGGATGCGCTGATGGCCTGATAAGCCTTGATGTCGCAGATCAGCAGGGAAGCGTAACGCTTGCCCTTGGACCGCATTGCAACAATGCGCTCGATGATCGGGCGGCACGTTGCGCTATTCCACTCGTCAGCGGTTGCGCTGCCGGTAATGTCCGAGAAATCGGTAGCCACGTTGAACGTGGATGTGCGCCACATGGGGACAGCCGCACGGTCGATACCGCCATAGACGCCAGCGTTCGGGATAATCGGCAGGAAACCGCCAAACCCGATCATTTGACGTCCGCCGGCGCCGGTGCCGTCGCTATGGATGGATTCCTCCATCTCGTTCGCCATGCTGTCTTCAGCATTCTGCATGTAGGTGTCCATCAGATCGATGATCTGTGCACGCCCTTCATTTGCCAGACGCTCAGTCCCAGTCAGGGAGAAGCCCACAGCCACGTTCTTCGGCGTGAACATGGCGCTGTTGATCAGCTCTTTCGGCGCATTGTTCAGCTTGTCGTAGCCGGTGAACCACTGGGCCGACAGCTTGTCGATCATCAGCGGAACGCGGATGTCCGGGCCGTAATAAGGCTTGAACATGCTCTTGGAGCGGAGAATTGCCGTGACCGGGTTTGCGTTAAAGACGAGATCCTGCACCGCGTCGGTGCGCATCTCCATGGCAGACGTCAGGGTCTGCCGGAGCCACTTTTCAGATGTGACGGCCATGAAAGCCTATCCTCAGTTCAGGCACCACGAGCGATTGCAGCTTCGATAGCGCCTTTGCGTGATAACTTGCCGCGAACTGCCGGAGACTTTGCTCCCGGAGACGGAGCGCCTTTGATGGACTTGCGCCCCGCAGACGACTGCGAATGCTGGGGCTGTTCTTCCTGCTCGGGATCGGGGCGAGTATTGACCTGAGGCGACACAGAGCGCGGGTTGATCCGCTCAGCCATGTCATAGGCAATCTCAAGACGCTCTACCGGGTCAAGATTGGGAGAAATCTTACCGCTTTGCAGGAAAAAAGCAATGTCTTCCTGCAATTCATTGAAGCGGGGATGGCTTGCTGCAAATGGTGCGATGATCTGGTTATGGGCCCGCTCTGCCTGCATTTCGGCCATTTGCTGTTTCAGCTGCGCTACCTGCGGGTCTTCAGGCTTCGGCGGCGGCGGTTGGCGGTTGATTTCGTTCTGATACCCCTGCGGGTTCTGAAGCACCAACTGTGCATATTGCTGCGGGGAAATACCAACCATCTGCATGATGTTGGCAATACCCTTGATCGGGTTTTCCCGAAGCGTGTTTTCGGCCGAAACGAAGCGCTCCAGAGCCACGTCAAGCGTGGTGCCGGACTGCTTGGCCATCTGGTCGTACTTCTGAACCGTGCTCCATGCCTGTCGAACTTCGCGGGACTGCGCAATCTCGGATTCATTCTCACGAACAAGACGTGCGACATCCGCCTTTACGGCATTTGGAGTATTCCCCCAGACTTCCTTTGCGCGTGGAGAGAAGCGCGGCGGGGGCTCGCGATACTTCTGCTCAGACCCAACCTTGTCGCCTTTGTCGTCAGCCGGAATTTCGGCTTTCTGCCCTGCCTCCGGCTTGTCTTTGCTGTGCTTGGTCGCAGGATCTTCCTTGCCTGCGTCCTTGCCGCCATCTTCATCTTCCGCAAGCGGCTTCGCGTCGGGATCAGGATTTTTCTCAGACTTTGCCTCGCCCTTGCCCTGCTCAGCATCAACATCCTTTGCCGCGGCCTCAAGGGCCTCAAGGCGTGATTTAGGTTTCTCCGGTTCTGGCTCGGGTTCGCCTTTATCGCTCCCATCATCAGCCGGCACCCCCGCTCCGGACGGTACATGCGCGTCTCCGTCCAGGGTGGTGGAGCGGGTTTCAGCAGCCGGAGCCACAACAGGAGTTTCGATCATGCGAGGGTTCCGACTTTCTGATCCGCGTCCGCC